CGCCTCGCTCGAACTTCAACAGAATCCTTTTGTCCGCGTCTCGCTTCAGAGCCCAGTTTTGCATTTTGTATCGCCGCAACCAGAGCCGCCCCAGTTTTAGGCTTTTTATTGGCAACTGACATTTTTTCTCGCTGCTCATCAGATTTTGGAATGCCTTTCCAATCTATTCGTCCTTCCCATCCGCCTTTACCGCCTGGAACTAGATTGAGACAGCGATCATCCGTTTGCCAAAGGTCTCCTATAATGCGTTTTTCCGCTTCTAATGCCTCCTCTGCAGAGGAATGCCGAGAAACTATTTCGAAGATATAAGGAATTCCCTTTTGTTTTCTTTGCTCTAGAAGCTGACCTGACCCTCTGTATCCGTCATCTCCTTCCTGACTACTACTGTGTTTTCCATAGTAGTACTCTCCAGTATCGGAGAATGTGATTCGATAAACAAAATGCTGCATCCAATTATTTATACATTAGGGTTTCCCAATGTCATCTGGCTCTGAGATTGAGACATTTTTCTCCTTTAGTTGCGCTATCAGGTGTTTCTGCAGATCAGTCGTAGATCCTAGGAAAAGATTGTTCTGGGTCAGAGCTGGTTTCGCCTCAGATTCATCCTTCTTTGCCATGTCCTTCTTGCGCTTCTGGAGTTCCATCAGCTTGTCGGTCATGTCTGAGGTGTTCTTCAGCATATTGCTGAGGACCTCAAATGCCCGAGGATGCTCAGACTGCATTGCCAGATTCAGCATCTGCTCGATGGCCTCATTTGATTTGCTGACCAGACTACGATAGGTCTCGCGAGAGAACTCGTAGTCATCCTGCACCTCATCCTTCTTTGGAGGCGGTGGCGGAGCTGGCATATTCTTCTCCAGCTGCTTGATGAGATCGTCAGATTTATTCATGATAAAACATTTCTGCTATTAGAGCAGGAATGTGATATTGACCTCCGTTACGGTAGCAATGGCTCTAGACGTGCCAGAAGTATTTCCCACAAGATTGGCTCCAACACGGAATATGCCTGTCGCTGAATTTACGGATATCGTATTGCCAGTGATCGCAGTGATTACTCCAGTGGTGGCAGTAATGCTGTCTGTAATCGTTTCGCCGAGGGCATATAAGCCGCTGCCAGGTTGAACCGTCAAAGTGAATAGCTCGGTCTGCTCAATGAAATCGATCGATGTCACCGTAGTGTACTCATCATTTTCCGTGGCATTGGCCGGGTCGACTTCTACGGTTATGCGATCCTTTCCTGCTCCTGTTGCAGCAAGATCGACATTTGCAGTCTTGATGATCGCACGCTTTGAGACAGGACCGTAGAATCTCAGACGAGTCTCGAAGTCAAGGGTATAGATGATCGCCCGACGCTGCACGAAATCGCCTTCATAGTCCTCGTTCATCTGAATACCTGTCAGGACGAAAGGCATATCGGTCTTTACGTTCAGCGAGTCCAGTTCCTTGATGGTGACAGTGAACTCTGGCTGAAAGTGCGGAAGAATTTGTTCTAGGCACTGCAAAGCGTCATCCTGGTTCTTTGCCATGATTGACAGCTGCAGACCCATGCGGTACGGCGCATAGTTGCGGACAACGCTCTTCTGATCTGGGTTCGTTGAAATAACTTCGATCAGGTTATTCCGGTTGGTCTTAGTAGTGGCGTCGTACGTCAACGAGATGATCTCGAATGACATTCTTGGTAGCTTGATGGCAACCTTACCTGCATCCAGATTGGACTGCTCATCTAGCCTGGCCAAGAACTTCTGCCTAGGACCGTAGGCTAGAGGAACTCTGGTGATGTTTACTACATTTCCGTTTCCGTCTTTACGGACCACAGAGATGTTATTGAAGAGCGTTCCGAATACTGAAACGACCTTACGGATAGTAGCATGATAAAAATGGCCAGTAAACATTATTAGTCCTCTCTAGAAACCTCGCCGAACGGATTGTGCTCGGTGAAGTCGATGATAGAATTTGACTCCAACTCCAATTGGCGCTTCTGAGCGTTCTGGTTGTTGCTGACGAACGTGCGATCCGCTGTGGTCGTGGCAATCGTGTAGGCTTGCAAGATATCCCATTGCGCTCCTGAACTTGCTCCGATAAGTTTTCCAATCGTTCCTGATGTCACCTGAAACTCGTTGTAGTCACCAGTGTTGGTTGTAACCAACCCGAGGTAAACGTTCAGCTGACCTGAAACTCCGATATCCTCCAAACGCAGGACCTGAGCAGATATGATCTTTGCTGCTTCTCCTCCAGCTGCTGGTACCAGAACCTGGTTGACGCTTTCACCGATAGTGAACGGCGTTCCATTTGAGTTGCCGATCTTGAAGACATACTCAGTGGCAAAGCTTCTTTGAAGGGCATCAAGCTCATTGACACCCGTCTTGATCTCCTCATTCGAGTATTCGAAGAGTTCGCAGCGTAACTTGTAGACTGGAAACTTGGAGAGCTGATAGAACGGAGACTGGTGATCTACGAACTTGATCTCAAACAATCCCTTGGACATCGGCAGATATATCAAATCGCCCTCGGCCGGACGATTTGAAATGATTCCACCGTTCCAGACACCGATGAGTTTCTCCCAGGTCTTCTTGGCCACTACAAATGTGGCCTGATCGCGAATCTCCAACCCGAATTTAGTCAGTAGAGAACCATCTCCCTCGAAGCCGTCGACGCTCTCGAGATACATCTCGATTGAGTATGCCTCGTCAAATTTAGACTCTATCGCCTCATTAAGGATGAGGTCGCGCGACACCATATGCCTAGGAAGATACATGACCTCCTGGCCGTATATCTTCAGGGACTCGATGATCAGATCCTCATAGAGGTTCTGTTCCGAGCGTACCGTCTGTGAAAAGTAGACGTTTCTCGGCATTTGAATTATCCTACAAAGAAGTCAACCGGCTTCTCGTACTTTGCCTCCATCTCATCCTCGAGCTGCTTGATCTCGTCTACTGCCTCCTGATAGATCAGTTGACCGTTCATCGTGACTCCACCTGGAAGTTGAATTCCCTCAAACTTCTTGAGGTTGATACCCCACTGGCGCTTGATCAGCGCTGTGGCGTACTTCTTTAGGAACATGTCGTTATAGATGTCTGTATAGTCATCCGGATCGATCGTCGTATACGCATCAACCATGATGTAGTCACCAGCGATGATCGTGCGTGTCCAATCCACATCGATGTGGAGGCGATTCATGTGACGATTGAAGCGAACCGGAGGAACTCCGTTCAACTGCATGTCCAGCATCTCCAGGAACTGGCGAGTCATCTCGTAGTTGACCAGAGCACCGGCGTACTGAAGGTCGTACACGTCGTTGAGGTGCATCTGATAACGCGCTGACCACATTCCAGAGGATGACGATGAATTGTTCGTCATCGGGAAGATACGAGAAACGAATAGGTAACGCTCAGGGAGATCGATGTACTTGTTTGTGACGTCTGTCGGAGTGATCAGATGCTTGGTGTACGTACGAATCACTGCGTCAGAATGGTACTCCTGATAGAATTGTAGAGCCTCATCCAGACGATCAGACACCTGATCATCGTCAACATTAATCTCAATAACCGGTGCACCAAGTGAGCGAAGACAGTAATCAATCAGTGTTTGCCTGGATGTGGGAATAGACATTGAATTGATGGGCTATATTATGCCGATGCGTCAGTTGAGAATTGACTGAATTCATCCTGAGTTATTCGTTGCAATTTCCAGACGCTTATATCGCTATCTCTGCTCACCTTAAAAAAATTGCCCTTAAATTCAAAACATGCTAAATTACCAGTCGTGGACTTTGCAGTTTCTAACAGCTGATCAAATTGCTGTTTTTCCTCTGGAGAGGAAACAGTTACGATTATCGTTTTCATCCGTTGTTATTTTGAGGGACTACTGTTAAGTTTAACCGAGATCCCGTCTTTTCGGCGTTGTATTGCTCTATAGAAATGGGGCAAATGGCCCAATTTTCCACATTATATCGATCCTGCACAAGCCTATAATATTGCTCTTTAAAAAGGAATGTCTTTGGTTCACCTGGAGCTTTGTGCTTTTCGATTAGCGCTGAAAGCTGTTCTATGTCAGAATCCATATGTTTATCCCATTGGCGGTATTACTGCAATTCCCGGTAGTGTTATTCCTGGAGGCAAGTTATTAGGATCCAGCACGTTTATCATGAACTGGCCAGGTTTAGCGCCTTTTTCGGTACGAGGAGTCAGATGGAAAATCTGCGACTTAAAACTGAACACCTTCTGTTCATTCGACGCCTGATGCTTTACGACAAGCCTGTTAAATTCCAGCTGTTCATCCATTGAAAGTGTCTGGTGATTCGGAAGACTCTTTACTACAGCAAAATTCTGCTGTAACTGCGAAATTCTGCGAACACCGTCAGGGCCAACTGTTGCCCTAAATTGCATTTCTTTCCAGGAAAAGCGGCCATCGAAGGCCAAAGAATGGTTGGCCAGACGATCGATAGCCTCAGCGTCTTCCTTAGGAAACTCCTTAAAGATATCGATGTTGTGCATTGCGCGATGCGGACTCTCGAGATTTTTCTGCGCGACGTCGTCAGGATACATTTTTTGAAGATTTGGGCCCCATCTGTTTACAGGGCACTGCGAGCTTTCAAGATGTACCTTTTTATCCATGAAGCAACCGCATTTAACGCAACGAATATCGCGTAAAAAATCGCACGCCTTGCAGATATCTAGACGAGCTGCCGCCTTTTCTGCAGTAGCCAGAAGAGGCTGTCCTCTGGCAACATCGATGCTTGTCGTCCATGCTTGCTTTAAGAGATTTCTCGCCATTTGAAATGACGAAGGAAATTCTGATAAGTTTTCTGCAGCAAGGGAAGTCTTGATTTGCTGAAATTTCTCCGCGGTGAGAGAATTATTCTGAGTGACATTAGGTTCCGATATAGTCGTATTATTCATGGTAAACTATTTAGCAAGCGCTGTATCCTGGAGCATACATGAAAACGTTAGGATCATAGATTTGACATACACGGCGAGTACTTCCTGTCGCGCATGTTTCTGGGCATGGACAATAGCATGTCGTTTCACACTGTATACGATCGCACGGGCAAGGGAAGTTTGGATTAGATTCCCATGTACAATCGCAGTAGCAATTGTTGCCGAATTCATCGCAACATGCTGTAGACACCAACATGTCAG